GACCAAGATATCCGAGCGCAGCCGCACCAGCTTCAGCGCGCCAAAATCGAGATGCGCGCCGAACTGGTAAAGCCCCTCAAGCGCCAGAACCTGCGGCGTGCCTGTGCCGTCTGGACCACTTGTGAGTTTAAGAACGCCGCCGGCCGCTTCAAGATTGGTCTTTGGCCCGGCAAAGGCCGGCTCGGCTGCCAGCGTGTTGAGCTGCGCAAAGCTCAGGATCTGCACGCCCTTGGTCGTGACGGTGCTGACTGGACCAGTCCGCCCCTCGCTGTCTTGCGCACGTAGCAGGTAGGTCCCGGGTTTAAGCGGGACGACAGCAATCGCCTCGCCGCCTGAGACCCGGTCCATCAGCGTGGAGTTGGCCCAAGTGGCCGCCATCTCCTTGCTGTGGCGGATGATGATATTGCCCCCCACGCGGACATCGACGTCAACGGATCTTTGCCATTTCAGGACGGCAAGCCCACCCGCCGACTGGATCGTGAGCCCGGCGAGCGCTGCCGGCGGTGCTGTCAGACCCACAACCTCCAATGCGCCGTCCCGCCATATCGAGGAGACACCCAGCACCGAGATCGCCTTGACGCGGAACGCCCATTGCCCGGGCCGGATATCGCGCAACTCCATCACCGTGCCCGCGGTGCGGCCCTGATCCAACCATTCATCCCCATCCCGGCGCGCCTCGAACTGATAGGTGTCCACAAAGGCCGATGCGGCCGGCTCCCAAGAGATGCGGGCCAGTACTTTGACCGCCGAGCCATCGCGCGTGACGTAAAGCTCTTCGCTGGCCTGTGGCGCCCCCGGTGGGGCAATGTCAAAAGCCGAAGGCAGCGTTGTGCGCGGCGCCGCTTGATAGATCTGCTCCTCCGAGGCATCCCAGTCATAAATGAGCGGCGAGGTCTCGCGCAGCAGCAGTTCGGGTGCCAGGCGCGGGCCTGCGCCCATCTGCGTCAGATCAAGCCGCACAGCGTCAACCTCAAAGGGCTTGCCCTCCGGCAGCGCCGTCCCGCCAAACCCCCAGCGGTCATATTGGACGTATGTGACCTCCCCTGCCGCGATGCGCCAGGCCTTGAGCTTGCCCGCCACTTTCAGGCTCATCTGCCGGCGTGCGCGCTCCAGCTCAATCTTTGCCAAGCGTTGCGCCATGGCGGCCGAGATCGTGAAGGGCAGTGAGATATCGCGCCAGACCCGCTCGCCATTATCCTCCAACCGGTAGGCCTCACTGGCATAGGCAGGGAAGTCATCGGGCTGCCAGCTGTTCTCTGGGCTGACAAATTGGCCGCGCACCGCATTGAAGTTTGACGCCCGGCTTTGCCGTGTGGTCAGCACCATCCCGCCTTCACGCAGATCATCTGCCGTGAGCGTCGTCTCAGGGACCCGGTAGGCCCCCGCACGGATACGCCATTGGCCCGCCTGCCAGATGCAGCCGCCCGCCATGGCCGTCAGCATCGCCTCGATAATGGTCTTTGGTGTTTGTGAGAGCGAGACCACCCCATTGCAAGTATAGCGCGGCTCGGTGCCCCCTGACGCCATCGGCACAGCCTCATCGCAGATATTGGCCGCCTCAATCAGGCTGTCGGTCTCTATCCCATCCGCGGCTGCGATCGCAGCACCAATGCCATAGGTCGGATGGGCCATGTAATCAGCAATGCAAAGCGCTGCGTTATCGCTATAAATCTGCTGTCCTGTCCTTGGATCGAAGATGTCATTCTTGCCCTCCAGATCCACCGTGATGTTGGGGATCCCGCCCGGAAAGGCATCCTGGTCATAGGTCAGCCGCAGATAGATCGCGCCACATCCTGCAAGACGGTGCGCATTGCTCCAATGCTCAGGTGCGGCGGCAATCAGGCCCGCAAAGGCTGTCTGATCGTGCGCCCCCAGGCGCTTCTCTACCGCGAGTTTACCGGCCCAACGGCCCTGTGCCACACCTGCCGCAGAGATGGCCTCTTCGCCTTCAAAATAGATCGCCCCGATGGATTTGACGCTGTGGGCCGCCAGTACGACGACCAGATGCAGGTCTTTGTCCTTTTGCCCGGTTGCATGCAGAAAGACGATCACCCCGCCCTTGCGCACCCGGCCGTAAACCATCTCGCGCGGCATCACCGGCTCGCGCAGGGTCACGGTACGGGCCTTCATTTCCATCTGGCCAAGACTGGGCGCTGGCATCATTGCCTGTGCGGCCGCCGAGAGCAGCATCGAGGCCCCAAAAGAGGCTGCAAAGCCAACCAGCCCCGTGGCCGCAAAAGCCGCAGCCACACCGCCTGCAGCAATTGCCGCGCCCCCGAGGGCCACAGCACCAAGAACGACGGGTGGCATGGATTAGGTCCTCCACGCGAGACGACAGGCACAAAGCGGCAGGCGAGTGAGCCCCTCTGGTGCCACAAAGGCAGCCTTGGCACCGATGACGACGCCAAAAGCCTCAGGATCACCGCCCAGAACAAGATCGCCGCGTTGCGCGAGGCGTGGACCGGCAAGGGGGGCGCCCAGCAGAGTGCGGCCGCCCTCTTCAAGTGCTTTCCAGCCAAGCTTGCGCAGCACCCGCCCACAGCCGATCGGCGTGCTGTAGCGTCCCCGCCAAAGGCCCGCATGGTCAGGACCGCCGGTGAGGTCGCGGTGCAGATCAAAGGCCCAGATGGCACAATCATGCTGGCCCCAGATGAAGGGCTGCGCGCGCGCCTGGCTGAGAGCTTTGGCAAGGACCTGCTCCCAATGGGGAACGCGCGTCTGGTCCATCAGCCGCGCCCCCAAGTAATCTCTTGATCCTGAATGGCTGTGACATGCGCAAAGCCGCGATCACCGGGATGCAGAACTTGCTGGCTTTCATGGGTGTATCGCCAGTTGCGCGCTGTGCTCAGATCAATGAGCCGGCTTTCATAGCTGATCGTAATCCGGCAGCTCTGCCCATCCTGTGCGATCTCGGGCACATCAAGGCGACCGGTAAAGGCCTGCACGGGATCAGCGATGATCGCGCGCTCCTCGGACAGGAGTGCCAGCCAGATGCGACCTGCCTGACCTTGGCGGGCCTCGTTAATGGCAAGGCTCACCAGATCAAGCGGTACACCCGAGAGCGAGACCGTGGTTCCGGACGCTACGACGTCAGAGGTTTCTTCAATGGCGCCAAGGCCGAGCAACACGCCAACGCCCGTCCAGGTCTTGCCGTCCCAGTCAATCGGGCCCACCCCAGTCCAGATGCGCACAGCCCCTGAGGGGAACTCCCCCTCAAAGAAGATCGCAGGTTGCAGCTCTGATGCGTTCAGGGCCGTGGCCACAGCAGATGTGATGTCTCGGCTCATATCGCCTCGCGTGCAGATAAGGTGAAGCGGTGACGGGCCGCGCGTTCAATCCGCGTTGGCACAGCCCCTGTCGGGCGCAGCAGCACCTGAGGTTGGTTCACCTCCAGGTGCGTATTGGCCGGCAAGCTTGTGCGGATGGCCGGAAAGATGGTCAGCGTTGCAACCCCGTTGAAGTCGCCACTCGCATCAAAAGCGATCTGGTGCAGACGCGTGTCGCGCCCTGCGCCGATGGAGATAAAATCACCGGAGGCAACAGCGGGCAGGCCCGGTGGCCAGCCCTGCGTTTGCACGACATTGCCCCCGGCAATCGGTGTTGCCAGCGTGATGGGCTGGGTAAGGCTCTTGGGCGCAATTGCCGGATCGGCAAAGAGCAGCAAGCCCCGACCAGAGCCAAGGGCCGTGAGGGCTGCAGAGACCGAGCGTGCCAGAGGCCCCGATTGTGCGGCAAACGCGATATCATATTCCCACCATTCCCCGCCCCAGTCTTGCACCTCCATGGTGCCGGTAAAGGGCGACTGCGTTTGGCTTGTGGCCGTGGCCAGCCGGCGCTCCAGCCCCGCGACCCAAGTGCGGGGCAGTTCCACAATAAGGCTCATGCCAGTCGCCCCCGGCGCATGGCATTGCCAACAGCCGCCACCGCAATCCGCTCGAACTCGGGCTGTGCCCCGCGCAAGACCGCAGCCAGCTGCTCGGCCACACCGATCTGTGCGCCGCGCGCATCGACATTGAGGTGGACAGCAACAGGCACGGCGCTGCGATCCCCGCGCGCGACTTGCGCGCGCGACAAAACCCGCTCGCCTCGTTGCAGAATGGTCGGGACCTCGTCTGGTCTGAGGCCTGCCCAGCCTCCGCCGTGCATCCGCGGCGCACCGGCAAAGGCTTGTGCTGGAACAGACCGGCTGTGCCCTGACACCCCCACCATGCCGCCGTTATGCGAGACAGCGGCCGCAACTGACCCACCACCGCCAAAAACACCCGAGAGCGCATTGGCAATTGGTCCGAGCACAGCACGACGGAACGCCAAAACGGCCAGGTCCGCCAGAATCGAGCGCACCAGCCCTTTGAAGTCGAGCTTGCCGGTATCGACAAAACTGCGAAAGGCGCTCTCGGCGCCAGAGAAGGCGCGGGTTAAGACCTCGCCAAGGCCCTTGCCCCAGTTCAGGGCATCCGTGGCATAGGATTTCAACGCATCCGAGACGGCGCGCCAACCGGTGACAATCTTCGCGGCCGCCCCACCACTGGCCCCAACACTGGCACCGCCCCCGCCTCCGCCTCCGACTGCATCTCCGGCCTGGTCCATGGCCGCTGCCAGCCTGTCTGCAGAGGTCGTGGCGTCATCCAGTGCGGCGGCGCCTTCTTCGCCCGTGCCCGCAACAGCATCGCGCAGCGCGGCCCAAGACGTCAGCGGAGCTGTCGCGCCGTTCGCAAGATCGATGGCGGCTTGACGGTAGGTATTGGCGGTCGTCAATGCTTCGGCGGCGATCCCATCGAGCCCGAGGTCAGGGGCGCTCAGAGGATTGTCCTCAAAGGCCCGCCGGAACGCATCCGCGGCGGCCGTTCCAGCATCGGCCGAGGCACCCGCAAAGGGGTTCTCGATATCGCCGAGGCTGATCTCGCCGATACTCCCGAAGGTGGTCTCGATCCCGACAGCAGCCAACGCATCGCGAATGCGCCCCGTAAAGGCATCAATCCGGGCAATCGCGCCATTTAGCATGACCTCGATCCCGTCGAGCATGCGATTGGCAGCCGAGAACACAAGATCACCAATCACAGCAGGCAGGCGCGACCAGATCTCGCGGACGGCCAGAAGCGCACCTTCAAACGTATTGGCCGTCGCATTGCCAAAGCCCACGACGCTCTCGATCGCACCGGCCATGCCAGAGGCAGCATCGGCCTTGAGATCATAGAACATCGCTGTGGCGCGCGCGCCTGCAGCCGAGGCCCCCATCTTGATCCGGTCCCAGACCTCGACGGCCACATCCTTCAACAAGCCCATGGCTGCGCCAAAGCCGCCCGCACCAGAAGCCAGCCGCGTAAACCAATAGACCAGCTCCCCCGCACCAACGATGAGCGCACCGATACCGGTGCGGATGAGCGCGCCCTTGAGCACCACCAACATCGTGGCCAGCCCGCGTACAGACAGGGCTGCCACCGCCATTGCCGCTACCCAGCGGCCAGCCAGGAACGTGGCAAAGGTGCCCGCATAGATGACCAGCCGATCAAGATTGGCCAGCAAGGTATCAAAAGCCCGACTGATCGGGCTGGTCGAGGAGGCCAGTGCCACAAAGGCATTGGCCACAGCCTCAAGTGACGGCGCCAGCGCCACGGCAATTTTGTTGCGCACGCCGGTGAACACTTGGCCAATGCTGACCAGCGCCAGTTCAGAGCGGCGCATCGCCGCGATCGCATCAGCATCGAGCACGGCGCCCAAGGCTTGCGCCTGCGCCCCAAGCCGGGTCATCTCAGCGCCGCCATTTTGCAGCAATGGGATCAGACGGGTTGTATCCGAGGCCATGGCCTCAAGATAAAAGGTCATCTCCTGTTGGCTGACGCCCGCACGCTCGAGGCTATCCACATAAAGCTGCAGCGCCTCAGGACCCGAGAGCCGCGCGAACTGATCCGCGGTGACGCCCACGCGCGGTGCGATGTTTTCAAAGAAGTCCGCCATCGGACCTCCGCCCGTTTGCAGAAAATCCCCCACACGGTCGTTCACGTCCTTGAGGATATCGGCGAGCTTTTCCTGTTCGATCCCCACCGTGGCCGAGGCCGCCGACCAGCGCTGGAACACCTCTGGCGCGCTGTTGGCCACTTGGGACAGCTGGTCGATCTCGTTGGCGGCAGCAACGGTTGACCGCGTCATCGAGACGACTGCCACAGCAAGAGCAGCCGCAGCAGCGGTAGCCGCTATGCGGGCCCGGCGCGCAAAAGCCGCCATGCGCGCATTGGCTTGTTCCAGTTCGCGGCTCAGACGTCCCATACCCCGGGCACCTGCCGCGCCAACCCCCTCCAGCTCGGCGCGCACTTGGCGGCCCCCCGTTGCAGAGAGGCGGACAGAGACGCGCTTTTCAGCCATGGTGGTGTTCAATCTCTTCGTTGGTCTTGCGCACCATCACCGCCTCAATTGGTGGCAAGAGTTCCGCAATAATGAGTGGCGATAGCCCCAGGGCCGCCCCAAGTTGTAGCGCCGCGCCCATGTCCCAGCCGATGACGGCACCGCCGCTCATGCCACCTGCGACCCGCATTTGCCCGCCAAGGCGCTGAACCAGATCCCATATCTGCCAGCCCTCGTAGGTTTTTGGTGCATTCTGCTGCCTTGGGCATTGTGCGCAGATGGAAGGACACGCCGCGCAATAGTCACCGCCCCCGCCGAACTCCCAATCGGCGAGAGCGGTCAGACGTTTTTTTCCGCATCCAAGATGAGCGCGCCTGCGATGTATCTGGTCTGGAAGGCCTCAAAGATCGGCCAGATTTCCAAGAGCGCGTCGATACCGTCCGGCGTGACAGACAGTGGTTTGCCCTCCGCGTCGCCCACACCCTCCCAATCGTGCACGACGATGCGGGCAACCGCCTTGGCCACGATGCGCGCGAGATCGTCGTTGGAGGGGCCAGTCTCGCTTTGCGTAACATCATCATCATCAGCGGCGGTCCAAGCATCTATGACTTTGACATCCGCCGCCGCGGCCAAGATTGACGGGTCGCTGCGGGCCGCAAGCATCACGGCCGTTGTCAGAGGCTCGACAAACAGACGCACGCCGTGGCCGAGATCAAGCCAGCGTGGCTGGGACAAAATGTCTAAACGCAACATATACTGTTCTCCTATGTTAATGGTTGAGGCTCTGGTCAAATCGGCATCAGCAATCCAAACTGGACAAATGTTGAAACGAGTTTGACCCCACGGCGAGGCACACCCCAATGACAGACGAAAAGCTCATGGAAACTTCCATTGCCCTGGAAATCACGCGATTTCAGCGCGACAGCTTAGAAAGTCAGATCAAACAACTCTCGGCGCAACTTCATTCAGCAACGCAAAGAGCTGAACGCGCAGAAGCACGTTTGCACGACACCACAGTCATGCTCTCAAATCTAAGTATGCAGGCAACTGCCATGGTCAAAATGTCATCAGTTTCCGAAGTCTTCATTGAGGGCCGGGGCGTTTTAAGGCTGTCAAATCCTGTAGGGCGCCTTCCGACGAGTTAACTACGCGTCCTCAGTAAGTTTCCCGTTCGTTGGTGAGGGTAACAGTGCACATGCGGCCGACCACAACGTCGCTGGCTGCCTGCCAATCAAAAGTCGCCTGCACACCTTGCGGGCCTGAGATCTCAATGCGCGGCCGCGGTAGGTAAACGGCGTGGGCGGTCAGGGTCAGATGTTCGCCACTGGCGAGCGTGTAAGAGAACTCCAGCGTGCAAGGCTCGCCGTTGAGCGCTTGGTTCACCAAGCTCTGATCGGCGAAGCGTATGACGACATTGCCGGTAAGCGCTGCGATAGAAGGGTCAGCGCCATCGATCTTGCCATCGGCCCGGATCGTCTCGATGCGGTCGAGATTGTTGGCGTAATTGATGTCGGCGGAGACGACGTTGCCGATATTGCCGCCATTGCGCGTGATCGCGCCGTTAAAATGGCCAAAGCGCTTCAGAGCAATATCGGCAGGTGTGCCAGCAGCTGTGCTCGTGGCAATCGTCTCGCCCTGCGCCACGACGCTGGCCGTGGCCGTCAAAAGTCCCGAGCGTGCCATTTGCCAATTAAGACTATCCACCATGCAGCCCGCATACATTGCGAACCGTGGCACTTCCGGCATGCCGGTCTCGATCGAGAAGCTTGGGAGCGACCAGTTTCCAGAGTGGAACGCATGGGTATAGGGGGCTTCCGCGCCTATTGTGACCGGTTCGCCAAAACATGCCTTTAGCCAGAAGCCAAAGGCCTCCACATCGATCGGCACAACAACATTGCCGTCCGCCGTCACGGCATCCTTGATTGGAGCCTGCGGATCGCGCCCGTAGCCCAAAAGTTCTGACGTCTGAAGCGGCTGCTCCGCGCCAAGCGTCGTGCTGGCGAAGGGCATCTTGGTAAAGCCGCTCGCAGGCGGCGTGCCATAGGTCGTCTCGAACGCAAACCCCATCTGCGCCCGCGCCCCTTGCGCTCGTGCCATTGGTATCCTCCTTGAATTGAATTGAGCTGGTCAGATCAGATCAGCGGCTCACGTGTGGCGTAGTGCAGGATGATCGGAATGATCCCGGCTTTCAGGGATGCTGCCCCCTCAACCGGAAGATCGACGGGTTCTGCTCCCTCTGGCTCCACCCAGTCGCATAACCCCCGCAATGTCCGGTCAGCAGCGATCACTGCGCCGATCTGAGCGCAGAGCGCGTCGAAGATGGCGTCTCGTTCCATCGCCGATTGCACGATCACCTCCAACTCTGCGCGGTGCTGGAAGTGATAGGTTAGCGGCGACAACGTTACGGCTGGCTCGCCAGGGTTGCCATCGCGCAGGATCATCAGACCAGCGGGCGGGATGCGTTCTGGCAGAACCTCGCCGCGCAACACCGGCGCATGCGGGATCGTGCGCAACAGGTCCGCCAGAGCGGTGAGGATGGTTTCGCGAGGGGTGGGCATGGATATCCGTACCAGATTTGACTTTCGTGAAAGACACGAATGTGCTAGAGGTAATACCTATAAATACTTACGAGGACTTACCTATGAATGCTGTGCGCCCTATCGCCGTGAAGCTCGATCAAGAAACCCGTGACCGCCTCAAGCAGCTTGCGGTTGCGAGGGATCGCTCGACGCATTGGATGTTGCGCGAAGCGGTCTCTCAGTTTCTTTCCCGTGAAGAGGCGCGTGAAGCCTTTCGCCAAGCGGGCCTCGCGGCCTGGCAGGAATATCAGACAACGGGCCAACATGTGAGGCATGAGGAAGCCGATGCGTGGCTTGCCAAGCTCGCGGCAGGTGAAGAGGCCGATATTCCTCAATGCCACAACTGATCTGGACTCCCGCAGCGCTGCGGGATGTGGAGCGGCTTTATAAGTTTGTGGCCGAAAAGAATCCTGACGCCGCGCGCCGCGCTGCCAAAACTATCCGTGAGGGGATGCAGATTCTGCGCGACCAGCCGGGAGCAGGGCGCCCCATGGAGGATATGGACCCAGAGTTTCGGGAATGGTTCATCACCTTCGGCGGCAGCGGCTATGTTGCCCTGTACCGATTGGAAGCTGACACTGCTGTGGTTCTCGCAGTGCGACATCAACGTGAGGCCGGGTACTGAGCAGGCAGTCATCCCAGCTTTCCATCTACCCAACGCGCCACAATCAGCCCCGGAACCGCCGCCTGTGCCCGCTCAGCATCGCGCGCCAGATCCAGTCGCTTGGCGAGTTTCACCTGCGGCACCAGCAGAAAGATCGGCACGGTACTCCTCCCGCGGCCGGTCTTTGACCGAGAGGCGACGCCCAAGCCGCGGCTGTTCAACCGCCCATCTGCAACGAGCAAGCTTGGGCCGTTGCGCCGGTAGATAAACCGCAGACGCAACCCGCGCCGTCGTTCCCAGTCTCCGGGCGTGAGCGTCTTGCCACGGGTGCCTTTGCCTGCAGCTGGCGTGGGGATGGCAAGCCAGAACCCATCCTTTGACCGGATCAACGGCCCTGAGTCATGCGCCCCGATGATTTGAGGTGCCTTCGACCAGACGAGTGCTGCTGCTTCAAGGCTTTCGCCTGCTGCAGGGTAGGTCTTGGACCGGATCGTATTGCTCAGCCGCTGCCCAAGGCGGGCGCGCGTAATTTGAGCCCGCCAGTCTGATTTCAGGCCGTTGCCTGCCGCGCGCATGGCGGTGGTCACAGCCTTTTCGCCGGCGAGGATTTCGGCGCGCATCGCGGTGACGATATCGCCGGTAACAGAAAGGTCGAGCTTCATGCAGGCGTTGCCTCTATCGTCCAGACCAAGCGATCCCGATCACGCAAGGGCTCCCCTTGGATCAGGAATGTTTCTTCTCCCAACAGGATCTGCTCGTCAGGGCGGGGTGCTGGCAATTCCGATACGCGCACGTCGAACCGGCACGTATCTGAGACAAGGCGCGCCGCCCCGAACGCAGTCACATCATCATTGCGACGCAAGATAATGCGGATGCGTGTGAACTGCCCTTCGCTATCACGGTACCAGGCCTCATGTGCAAGGTTCAGATCAGCGAAGAGCAGATCAAGGGCTGCAAGGAATGCCGTCATTTGCGTTCAGCCTCAGTTGCCCGAGTGCAGGCGGATGGCCATGCGGGGCCGCTTGTTCACGGGCAGGATCGAGCTTTCGGTCATCAGATCGATCCAGCGCCCCTTGGCGTCGATCATCTGGCGGGCGTAAAGCGGCAGGCCGATAGTATTGGCGGTTTCCAGCAGATTGGCGGGCCCGCCATAGGTGGTGAAGGTGTCAAACGTGCCCAGCGGAAACGCGATCCCTTCGCCCGCGGGGATCAGCCGCTCGGATGTTCCGTTCGAGAGGGTGACAGAGCCGTTATATTCCTCGAACAGGATGCCTGCGAAGGGGAAGGCGCGGCGCATATCCTCGCGCAGCGGCTGGCCACCCGTGGCAGAGAAGAACTTATAGGCATCTTCGGTCTTGGGGTGGCTGATCAGCTTGTCGAAGTATTCCGAACTGACCAGCGCATGGGCTGTGGTCATGGTCTCGCCCAGCAGATTGTCCTCCATGGCGCGCAGAACACTGCGGACCTTGCCCTGGATATTGGTGCCTGCCGTGCCGAAGACGAAGTCGATGGAGATCTTCTCAAGCCCGAACTCAGTGAAGTAATTGTAAAGCGTGGTGCCCGCGCCGTCTTTCACAATACCGCGCAGCGCATTCATCTCCATGTATTCGCGGGTCTGGGCGTGCTTGCGGCGCATCAGCGTCAGCTTGCGGTTCATCACCTCAACCAGCGGATCGGCGGCGTCCGACAGGCCCAGTGCGGGCATACCCTGAATGTCGGCGGGCAGGATCACATCATCATGCGGGATCCAGGGCAGGGCAAAGCTGCGCATGGAGCGCTGTTCGCGGTTTCCAGCAGTGGCAGGCGCGCCGAGTGGCACCGAGGGTAGGAGGCTCAACACGCCTTCGCGCTGCTCGATCACGATGGAGCGCTGTGTGACACCCTCAAAACGGAACAGGCCGATCTGACCCAGGCGGGTGTAGAGGTTGGGCAGGATGTTGATTGCTTGCGTCATCTCTGCGAGCGAATAGCCGCCCGCGTCAAAGGGATTACGGGTGATGGT